AAGAGTTTGTGCATGAAATAGCTGCATATATAACTGATGCAGAAAATGCCGAACTGGATCAACGTGCCAAGGACATGGTGCTCAAAGAACTGAAAGGAAACTAAATGGCCAATTGGAAAGTATCAACTTACTATAAAAAATCTTGCGAAGAACACGAGCATTATGTTAAAGATGGCGAAACTATCATTCGCAAAACTGGATATCGAGGCTGTTCGTTCTTGGTAGAAACCAACGATGACAATCCGCCAGAGTTTGAATTTGATTTTGTACCCGGTGGCGACGGCAAGCACGATAGCATCAACATGTACAACTGCGCCTACAACAATATCGAAAACGTTGAGTTAGATAGTATGTGGGATGGCTGTTGGGAAGACATTGACTTTCCGGAAGATATGTCGGATGAAGAACAAGAACGCCTAATGGAAGTGATCGAAGAACACGGTGTTTATTCGGCACTGGAAGATGAAGAAGGATGGAGCCAGAATGAAACCGAAGCGTGGATATGGGGACCAATTCTTATCGAAGATGACGCAGGTAACCAAGCGAGAATTATCTGTGCCGACGAAGCAGGCAACGTGATAGATTTTAAAGAGGAGGAGTAAAAATGGGATACGATTCGAGAGCAGTTCGAGTGAAAAAAGCAGAAAAAGCTTTAGCAATATTATGCTACAACAAAGAGCGTGAGCGACATCTTATTAGAGAATTTGCCGCAGCGGAATCAAAAAATACACGAGCCCGTTCTGCACGTAACCGCAGCGACAAAGACGCAGAATGAGATTGTTTGCATTTGGATGTAGTTATACAAAATATAAATGGCCCACTTGGGCAGATATTTTAGGTAGAGAATACGACTATTTTGAAAATTGGGGGCAAAGTGGCGCCGGTAATCATTACATTTTTAATTCATTGATAGAGTGTAATCAAAGACATAAGTTTTCTGCCAATGATACTGTAATGATAATGTGGTCCAGTATTGCAAGAGAGGATAGATATGTCGGCGAAACTTGGATTACTCCGGGTAACATATACAGTCAAGAAACTTATTCAAAAGAATTTGTAAAAAAATTTGCAGACAATCGAGGATATCTGATTAGAGATTTGGCATTTATTCAGGCAGCTAAATTGTTATTAGATAATATTGGATGTAAATTTAAATTTTTTTCAATGGTACCTATTGTAAATATTTCTGAATTTGCTAATACTTTGACAGTTAAACAAGATATTGATTGTTTAGAATTGTACAAAGATTCGATCAATATGATTTGCCCAAGTGTTTGGGAAGTGGTATTTAATAAAAAATGGTCAAGCAGAACAAGATACGCCGATAAAGAAGTTTATGAAAAAACAGCTGGAGTAGATTGGCCAAATTTTGATGCCTACATAAAAAATAATTATTCCAATCTGTCAGAAAAAATCAAACATGAAGTACTCAAATGGAGATTGTCTAATGCTGGTCCTTGGGGTATGGGAGTTTATGATTGTCATCCGATTCCAATTCTGCATTTGGAATATCTTGAAAAAAATGGAATTACTTTGTCCGACTCAACTAAACAGTGGACCAATGCAGTAAACACTTTGCTAATGGAATATAAAACTTTAGATCATTTATGGAAACCAAAAAAAATAGCACGCCTTTAAAACATTACACAATAACTTTACAAGAAGATCCTGAAACAGGAGAGCTTGTTCTTCCGTTCACAGAGGAGATTCTAATAGAACTTGGATGGAAGGAAGGAGATGTATTAGAGTGGATAGATAACAAAGACGGTTCTTGGAGTTTGGTAAAGAAAAAAATTAAAAAGAATAAAAAAGTCGTTGCAAAATCCAAAACAATCTAATATAATACTTGAATGCTGTCGTACAGCATATCTTAATTTAGGAGATATTTAATGTTTGACCTTAATACAAAACAAGGTAAGTTGTTCCGTGCTCTCGTCCTTGACGGTGAGTCGCTAACTGCGAGTCAGATCTCGAAGCGTTTTAGCATCAAGAATCCTACGGCTACCATTAGCGAAATTCGTTACGCAGGGTTTCCTGTTTATGCAAACACTCGCAAAGCAGGCAACGGCGTTCGTGTTACTGAATACCGTCATGGAAAAGCCAGCCGCAAAATCGTAGCAGCTGGTTACAAAGCTATTGCAATGGGTCTTGTTGACTAATTGTGTTTGATCAGGAAAAAGCTCGCTTAGGCGGGCTTTTTTTTTAATTAAAATAGATAATTTCTATTGTTTCAATTAAAAAATATTCGGCTAAAATCTATTAAAATTACATTGACAATAGGTATTTACTGGATATATAATATAATGCAATGCAGCATTTTTATAAGGAGAAATCAATGAAAACAGTAGGAGACAAAATTGAATCGTTCACCGTAACTGGTGTAAACCCAGGAAGTGATCAATTCTTTGCAATTACAGAACAATCATTTGCAGGCAAGTGGAAAGTAATCGTTTACTATCCAAAAGATTTTACATTTGTATGCCCAACAGAAATTGTAGCATATGATAAATTGTTCCAAGACTTTGCAGATCGTGATGCAGTATTGTTGACAGGTAGTACCGACAACGAGTTCTGTAAACTGGCATGGCAGGCAGCGCACGAAGACCTTAAGAAAATTAAACATGTTCAGTTTGCTGATACCGCACGTGACGAACGTAGCCTAATCAATCAACTGGGAGTATTCTACGCACCCGCAGGTGCTGCACTTCGCGCAACATTCATTGTTGATCCAGACAACGTTATCCAGCATGTTACTGTCAACAACTTGAATGTTGGTCGTAGCCCAGAAGAAACACTTCGTGTATTAGATGCGTTACAGACTGGCGAGCTTTGCGCTTGCAACCGCACAGTCGGTGGCGAAACACTTTAATAGGAGATAGCAAATGCTTGAATGTTTAATTGTAGGAGATAGTATTGCTGTTGGCGTTAGTCAAGTTCGTCCTGAGTGTCAAGCCATTGCGAAAAGCGGTATTAACTCCAGCGACTGGAACAAAAAGCATTTGCACAAGCTGAAGCCAACCCGGACACTGATTATCAGTTTGGGTGCAAATGACCTCGGTATCAACACCGAAGGACAGGTAAGATCATTACGCACCAATGCCCAAGCTGATAGAGTGTTTTGGTTGTTACCCAGTCAATATCTAAAACCAAAACAAGTTGAAGCAGTTCGGCAAGTGGCATCAGAATTTGGTGATACCGTGATTCCAAGACCCGAAACTAACATAAGTAGAGATGGCGTGCATCCTACCTACAAGGGTTATAAAATATTAGCGGATCAAACAAGATGAGTAAAGGATCAAATCCTCGACCGTATAGTGTTGATCAAAAGACTTTTGATTCAAATTGGGACGCTATCTTTAAGAAGAAAGAAGAACAGGTGATAGATAACAAAGAGCAAAAAGAAAAGGAAAAGGAAAATGAGTTGGGTTGAACAAATTAAAGAAGGATTGCCAGAATATGCTAAGGACACAAAACTTAATCTTGATAATGTTATCAATAGGTCTACACTTGATTTTACTGAAGCTAATTGCATCGCTTTAGCAGCCGCTATGGCTACTGGTAATGGCAAGTTGGTATCATTTATTCAAAACAATATTCAAGATACTAAAGAACGTGATGCAGCACTGACAGCAGCAAGCTTGATGGGCATGAATAATGTTTGGTATCCGTATATAGAAATGGCAGATGATCCTAACTTAAAGGGATTGCCAGCACAACTACGTATGAATGCCATAAGTACTCATGGTGGTACAACCAAAGAACGATTTGAAGCATACAGCCTTGCAGCAAGTATTGTTGGTAAATGTCATTTTTGTGTCAAATCACATTATGACAATTTGAAGAAAATGGGTTATACTGTGGAACAATTGAGAGACATTGGTCGAATTGCTGCTGTAATAACGTCGGTGGCCAAGGTACTTAATAGTTAATTCAATACCCAAAAGGGTCTTTTTACGTCAAGAAAAGAGCATGGCTCAAAATAAATTAGAACAAATGAAATTAGATACATAAATTAAGTTCAAGGACACAAAATGACAGAAACAAAAACTCGAAGCGTAGTGAAAACTATTATATGGCGAATAATATGTATTTTGGTATTAGCCTATTGGACCGGACTTGGAGGATCATTATTGATTAATGCACTCTTTATGACTTTGTATTATATACACGAAAGAATTTGGTTAAGAATCAATTGGGGAAAAGATTTCGCGCAGGAAAAAGAAAACGTAGCCTAAGCAAAATCATTAGACAAAAAACATGATTGTACGTATATAAATGTACTGCACAACTGTGTAAAATAATGATACATACTAATGCAGTATGTTAATTTTAATCAAGGAGAAATAACATGGCATGGACCACACCAGCAGCACAAGATATGCGTTTTGGTTTTGAAATCACAATGTATATCGCAAATCGATAAACAAAACAAGCCCTTTAACAAAAGGGCTTTTTTATTGAATTTTGAACATAGACATAAATAAATATAGTTGACAATCAACTAAATCACTTGTAAAATCATACAAACCTTACAAGGTTTTCTAAAAAATTTTTCACATTATCAC